ATTCCTGATATTTCAAAAGGAGACATTTGAGAAGTTATTAATTCTACTAACTTTACACCCCTTTCTTTAGCAAACTGCTCTATCATCACTGTTTTACCCAATCCTGTATTACCTATAAACAAAGGCACAACTGACCTTCTAAGTTCTAAGTTATCGTATACTCCTTTTAATACTTTTTGAATTTTATCCATATATTATGTAATATTACAATTATCATGTAATTGTATTTTTTTATCTGTATTAATATTTACTTGTGTGAATTTAAAATCTTTATTATCAACATAAATTGCATCACATACATCACATTTATAAACTTCATCTATAATCTCATATTCATCTGTATCAGGATTAAATACCTCTAAGTTATTGAATAGAGTTAAATTCTCACTATCACAATAACTACATTTATTTGGTTTTATCATTTTTTAAATAACTTTGTAAAAATCCATAATTAATTATTGTAGACCCTCCTACAACAGTACCACTAGAACATTTAGACACAATTCCTAATACATCTTTCTTACTATACTTAGGTTTATTCTCATCTATATACTTTTCAGCAGCTTCTTTAGTGGAAAAATCTTTAAAATTTGGTAGTTTTGTATGAGCATGAGTACAAATTCCTCTTCCAATTTCATAATACTTATCTACATGCCAAAAATAATCATCTTCAAATATTTCTTTACCATCTTCAGTTACAAGCAAAGGTTTTTTCTCTTGTTCAATATTATTAATATTCACGCCACAAGTAAAACATCTTGTATCTTTTAATGAAAATTCTGTTATTTTCCAATGTGTTGTACATACGTTGGTCTTTTCATAAACAAAGTCTCCCAAAGTAAACATCTCTCCGTCTGATAATCTTTTAACAGAATGTATTACATATCCTCCATTTTGATTATTCCATAAATTATTATCAATAAATTTTTCAGTTATTGTTACATTAGACCATTTATAATCTCCATTAGATTGTTTAACAAATATCTGTCTGTCTGTAGAAGAGGTACCATTAGAATATAAACATTCATAACTTAATATTTCATATTCTTTAGGTTCTTGTATAATTTCTGCCCACTCACCATTAAGATAAACAGATTTATTAGATTCACCAGTAATATGAAATATTTCTTTTCCTGATATCTCATAATATTTAACAATATCAAATTTTCCAGTAGATATTCCATTAGTAAATGTAGTATCTCTACTACCAAGATTGACTCTGTTTGCAGCAATATATTTAGTTCCTTTAGGATACTTTAAAGCTGCTTCTTTCAATAATTCTTCACTATTATCAACTTTTTCCCAAAATTCTGGTAAATTTTCCACTTGATGTTTAGGTAATTCCGTATAAAAATTACCACCATTGTAATTATAAATTTGATGTTTATCTGAATAATTTACTTTTGTTCCTAATTTAGGAGAACCAGGATACTCCTTTATTAATCTGTACTCTACCATATTATTTCTTTTATATTTTTACTTATTAAAAATTCATTAGTTTTACTAAAGCACTTTGAATCTACAAAGGATATTGGTGCTTTATCTTTAAATGATAGTGGAGACGGATGTGATGTTTCAATTATATAATGTGTTGTATTAGTTATATATTTTTTATAAGATTGTGCCTTACGCCCCCAAAGCAAATGTACTATATTGTCCTTATCATTAAGAGCTTTAATAACTTCTATTGTAAAATTTCTCCAATAATGTAAGTGACTCTCAGGCATACCTTGTACAACTGTATGTGCTGTGTTATTAAGAAATACTCCTTGTTCAGCCCAATTATATAAACTAAAATTATTTAATCTCTCTAAATTAAACCCATCATACACATCATTTTCCACTTCCTCAAGAATATTGGATAAACTTGGCTGAGGCGAATCTAACGTAGAATTACTAAACGCTAATCCATCAAAAGCTTCTGGTGGATTATAATATGGGTCTTGCCCCAACACGTTGACAATCACTGAATTAAACGGAACTACCCTAAATACTTTTAAGAATAACTCTGAACCTTGTGCAGGTATTATATTCTTAGTCTTTCTCTCCTGATTAATCTGAATAGCTATCTTTGCAAATTCAGGAGTTTCTAAATAATGTTTTAACTTAGAATACCAATCTTCTGTGAAATATTTACTGAAGTCCACAACTCCTCCTCTTTTATAGGTTTACTCATTAATTCATATTCCTCGCCAATTTCAAATCCATATTCTTTACTCATTTCCTCTCTTAAAGTTTTATCCCTGTATAACATTCTATATACTTTACTTTTTGTACTAAATCCATGAAATATACATATCTTAGCTTTTAATGTAGTAGATATTTCAGTATATTTACCTTTCATTACCTTCTCTACATCTTTCCAAAACATTTCCTGTATTCCCAATTTAATAACAACAAGTTCAGGATTAGGGTCTATTATTTCCTTAAAATAAGGATGTGCTTGTAACTTCTCTTCTAACTTGAGATATTTCTCTGAATTAGTGAATTTGTATACTAAATATATTGAATGATAATCATCAGATAAATAACTATTGTAGAAACTATTCTCAAAGTCAAAATGAGCATAGTCTTCTCCTAATATAGGCATTATAAATTGAGATGTTTTAGTAGCTTTCTCTTGCACACAAAAGAATGTATTACTACTTTGTCTTATTTTATTAATTTTGTAGGTAATACCATCTACATTCATTACATCTCCAAGTTTAATTCTATACGAATCCTCAATTATCACAGCAGTTATATAATACTGCTCATCTCTTCTTATAATTATATCTTCAGAGTTAGTTTCTAAAGTGAAACCTCTCAAGTTACCTTTTGTTAATTGTACGTATATATTGTCTCTAATCTGTATTCTCATCAATATTACTATTAATATTTAATAATAAGTATTGATTGTTTCTTTTCATTTCTATCATATATTTTAATTAGAATTCAGTTTTAATCTCTGGTTCTTCTACTCTCTCTACTTTTTGAAATTCTGGTAATGTAGGAATATATCCTACTTCTCTCAAATAATCTTCATCACAATCTAATAGATGTAATAACCTGTAATTCTTTTGGAATTCGTAAACTCCTTGAGACTGTCCATAATAAGATAGATATTCTACAAAGATATTATCTAATCCATCTTCTTTATTAGCAATCATAGTTTCCCAATATTTCTCACCTTTTTTAGGAATGCCGCTAATACCATCAGAAATGTCTCCAATTATTAATTGCCCAAATTTAAATTTCCACGCACCTAATACAGAAGTCTCTACCCATTCCATTCCCCAATCTCCATTAAGTAATTTTTTATTATAATTAAGATGCTTACCTGGAATAGATTGTAATAAATCTTTATCTATTGCTGCTAATACTTTGTTAATACTTCCCCACAATTCAGGTTGTTTAGAGACATCCCATTCATTTTTATTCATTAGCCACGAAATAATATCATCAGCTTCTACGTTAGGATAACTGACAGCTTTCCAACGTGCTTCTAAATAAGCCTTAATTACATTCTTATATGGTTGAGAATCGTACTTTCTATTAGCTTTATAACTGCCTGTATCTTCAGATTCATTCTTTAAATTGTGTCTGAAGTATTTATCTTTGCTAATAAATAGACAATAATAATTAGCTTTAGTTTCATCTAAAATAGCTTGTATTTTATAATCAACTTTTTCTATTATTTGTTGTAACGTATCATCAGATTTACCTAAATAACAAAGGCTATCTGCATCAATAAGAACTACATTTTTCATTACTTTTTAATAATAACTTTACCTTCCATTAATCCATAGGAAGATTTTTCTTTAGCATAATATATACCTGTAATTGTGTCTTGTACTATTACCCACAAGTTATCTTGTTTCCAAGTTATGTTAATAAACTTTTCCTGTGGTTCTAAAGTAATAGTTTCAGTACCACCAAAATTTCTTGCTCTCTGATTATCAGTACAAGATAATAATCCAAATACTGCTATTAAAAAAATTATTTTTTTCATTATTTTTCTTTATTTAAAATTTTTATATAAACTCCAGGATTTTCTTTATTATAAGAATAATGTTTACCATCTATCCATAAACACTCCGGTATAAAATAATTCATATTATCATCTGGTATCCATTTATGTTTAACCATCAAATCTGCACACAATTGCATCATATTGATAAAATCCCACCTTCTACGACTATCTCTTACAAAATGAAATCCCACTGTTATAGGATAATCTTTTGGTTCTAACAAACTAAAATCTGGTGGAATAATTCTCCATTGCCATTCAAAATTCTTTAAATATCTATGTACAAGGTTAGAACTTAATAAATATTTACCAGTCCACTGTTTTGAATTTTTGCTGCTCGGAACATTTCCACTAAGAAATATCAATTCTGTCATATTCATTTCTCTCCCATTCTTCCATATCTAAATCACATAATGACGATGGACAATAAGATTTTTTAGGTCTAATGTACAACACACCTTTAACGGGATTATAATCATCCCTATCTACATATACACTTGGTAAATCATATTGCTCACTCAATCTTTTAAGAATATCAAATTCTCCTCTGACTACATTATCCTCATCAGATTCTAACATTTGTGTTTTCTTAACTAACTTACCATTTTCTTCTATTATGAAACACGCTAAGAATCTACTCATTTTTTTCTTTTATAAATTGTTCAAAATACATATGTGGAGTTTTTGGAATTCCTTTAAATCTTACAATATCATTAATTATTAATTTAGCAAATTCAATAGCTATTTCTTCTACTTTAGATTCTGCAAATTCAATTCCTGCTTTAACTCCACTTCTAATAAATTCATTATCTAATTTTTGAACTGGATTATATTTAAAAGCAGCTTCATCTTTTTCCTCTTGTTTAAATAGTTTTGTCATAATAATTTTTTCATTAATTTTTCTCCTTCCTTTAATCCATACTTTTTCACAAAATCAGATATATCTTTACATCCATATTTATCTGGAATTAATATATAAGGTATATCAAATTCCTTTGAATGTTTAACAGACATTTCTCTACCTGTTTCATCATTGTCTAAGAATAGTATTAATTTTTTAAATCTGTTCTTTTGCTTATTAATATAATCAACTGAGGGTAATGTCTTCTCTGTAGTTGGTGCGATAGAGGTATATCCCAATTCATATAAAGTCATAACATCTTTAAGGCTCTTTGTAATTATTAACAAATCTCCTTCTTTTGGTAATATACCCTCTCCCTGAACTATTTTACCACCATTACTAAACCATTTATTCTCATCATAGGGTTGATATATCTTTCTTCTGAATACACCATCTTCCCAATAATAGTTGTAACTATAGGAATAGTCTGCTCCTTTGTATATCTTACCATTTATCCAAAAGTAATCAATTGGATATATATGAAATAAAGTTAATGTTTCTAATGTTATACCAAATTGTTTCCAAAATTCTATATCATTATCATTCCATTTTCTATATCTTACCTGTATAACAGTTATACTACTTTTCTTAATAGCCCTCTTATAAATTATAGGAGCAGAAGTTTGAGTAGATGGGGAAGATTTTCCCCAATCTACTGCAAACACTTCTTTAACCTTAAAATCTAATGCTACCTTGTTAAGAGCCTCTCCTAACGATATGCTAAAATATTTAGAAACAAATTCCACACTACTCATTGTTGGTAATACAAAATCATTAAATCTTAAATTACCTAAGTTAGTAGAATATATTACTGCACTAGGTTTAGGATCATTTCTAAAAGGAGATTTAAATTTTATTCCAACTTCTGTAAACCCTGGACAGTAATATCTGAATATGCTATAATCGTCTACATATTTACTCAGAGTTTTAAAAGTCAAAGGTTCTCTTATAATCATTAAAATACAGCTTCTGGTGCAGTTACAACATCGGCATCAGGAGTTGGTGTACCTGCTACAACTTCTTTATATTCTGTTAAATCTGCACAGATAAACTCTCCTTTTGGAGCATATCCTGTATCAAGTTTTTTGTTGAGATATTTAGCAAAGTTACTTAATGATGAAGTTGCCCTATCGAAATATCTATTATATACATTCATATAACCATTCTTCATCTCAATCATCAACTTAACTTCATTATCTTTTGCCATTGCGTGATATCTCTTTAACTCGCTTACATCTCCTTTAACAAGATTAGCAAAGTTAATTTCAACTGTATCAGGTTTAATTCCTTTAGCGTGTTCTGTAGCACTAACAAAGTTCTTAATATTGAACCATGCTACTAAGAATTCCAACAATTCTGCTTCACCTTCTTTAGCTGCTCTTGCATTAACATTCTTAAAGAAAGCTACTCCAGATTTATTAGTCCTACCTAAACAAGTTGTCAAACTATCACCAATTGAACTTTGTGCTAAATCATTAACATATTGTTTACTACCGGTACTAAATTCTACTTCTCTGTCACTAATTAAGAATTCCAACTTAGTTTTAATATCCAATTCAGCATTATGAACATAGAATACAAGTTTAGAATAATCTTTTCCACTAATATTTACTTTATATTCCGGTTCTTTAGTAAACGGATATCCCAATGCCTCTAATTCTGTTAAAGAAGAATTTATTCCTACTACTTTAAAATTACCAATTCCATAATACTTTTTAAATTCAGGAACTACTCTGTCATTACTGTTATTAATTTTCATATTTAAAATTTATTTATTTACATTATTACCAAATATCTCCATGAGGATGAAACTCTGCTAATGGTGCTGGATTGCCAAACTCCTCTTCTTTCTCAACCAAATGTTCAATCTCTTTATCAACAACAAGATTTCTTTCAGTAGTTTCAACTGCATCCATTTGAATATGTACTAATTCATAGGCTGTAATTCCTGATATATCAATAGGATTTACTAATTCAAAGTAATTGTTGTAATCAGAAATTAAGCTTTTCATTTTAGCAATATATTCATAATATTTCTTATTTGAAAAAGCTTTATTTTTACCTACAAGTACTGAATCTTCTCCTGTTAATTTTGCAATGTAAACTTTCTTATTTACATCATCAAATGCAAATGATACGCTATCATCTCCAGGATTAATTCCTAGTACCTCTATTGCTTTTGAGTTAAGCATAAACCTTCTGTTGAATCCCTTATTTTCAACTAATTCCATTGTTAATACAGGAATTTTGTCAAGAGGATTAACAGGTTTCTCTACTTTGGGTATTCCGAATCTAATATTCATATTTTATTTTAGTTTAAAAATTCTAATATTTTATCTAACACTAATTTACTATCATTTGGTATTTTGTAAATATTTTCTCCAAATATGTCAGGTGGACATTTAGCACTTGAATTATCTAAAGTTAAATCAAACCATGCTTCCACTTTCTTTGTATTAGGGTCAATTTGTTTATCAGCATATAATACCATTACAAATTCTTTTTCAATCCAACCTTCCCATTCTTTACCTTTAGTCTTAATCCTTCTTTCCTTAGCACCACCTTCATCTTGTATCCATTCATAATGTGCTGTAATAAATACTTCCTTCTTTATAGATTTGATAAAATTAAACAATTTACCTACTTCCTCATTATAAACATTCCACACATCAAATCCTCTTTTAGTAGCTCTTGACTCACTTAATAATAAATCTAAGTAAGAACTTAAACTATCTAATACAATACATGTAACTTCAGGATTAGCTGCATATTGTTTTAAAGCTTCTTTAGTAGCAGCTACTGTTGCAGGTCTGCTATGATACTTGAATTTATTTTTAAAAGGTAAAGGTTGATTCTCAACATTAACAAATCCTGTTGTATCGGGATTCATATTTCTAAAACTATAAGTTTTGCCTTTACCTGATTGACTAACTAAAAGTACTTTATAATAATCTCTTTCTATTGCCATTATTTTGTAAGTTTTTCAATTACTAAATTCATTAAATCTTCTACATTACCACTACCAGCAAGAATTAATTCTTCTTCTATTGTTTGTTTAGATGGAAGCAACATTTGTTTAATATATTTTTTAATATGACTTTCTTCAAATGAATAAATATAATAATCGGTAGATATATTTTTTCTTAATTGGTCTCTTATAGAGTTTATTCTATTACTAATTTCGTTGTCAATTTTTTCTAAATCAGTTAATTCTTCTAACAAAGGTTTAAATTCTTTAACTTTTTCCTCTGCCAATTGCTCATATCTTTTATCTTCTGATAGTTTCTTATAAATTCTATCAGCTAAAATTTGTAATTGTTTGTTTGTCATAATTTTATTTATTTATATAATTCATATCTTATCTCACTTGACTTCGGTAACTCTTCATAATAAGTTACTGCTCCATTAAAATACAAAGGAAACTTTATATTACTAATACCAAAATTAGATTTAAGTATTAATAATGCCCTAAACTTATCTTCTAATTTAGTAATATCATATCCTTCATAACTATCTATACCAAATCTTGCGGGACTGAATAGTGCTAATATTAAATGATGGTCTCTTGCTATAATTTTATTCTCACCAAGAGAACTCATATTAGGTTCAACCTTCTCTATAATTTGCTTACCTCTAAGCATATCAAATTGCTGCTTATCAGTATCCATTGAGGTCTGTACTATGTTTATTACTGACCAATTCCAATGTTTAGTTATCTGTAATCTTGCATAATCTCTGCACCATCTACCCATACATTCTCTAACTGATAATTGTCTCTGAGATTTCTTATCATATTCTTCACTGAAATTATTAAGGTTATCTCCCACTACTATATGATGAATTTCAGGGTCATGTGGTTTATATTCTTTATAAACTTTAGTAGGTTCTGTATATATACTACCATCAGACTTCTTATAAGTGAAATCCCTTGTTTCCCAAATATGTTCACCTAATTCACCTGATACAGTTCTAAGTGTTTTATACATACCTGTTGCATTATACACACTTGTATAAACAGTACAATAACTAAGTATATCTTCGACAATCTTATTAACTTCATCAAATAAAGTTTCTGCATCAGAACCTACTATATTTTTCTTCATAGAGTTTAATTCTAATGGGTCTACTTGAATCTTCTTACTAGATTTGAGATATAATACTCTGCAAAATAATCTATCTTCAAACAACTCTAAAGGGTCTTCTAAAAGGAATATATGAAAATGTGCTTTATAGTTTTTATTCTTAATAAGATTATATATTGGCATTAATACTAATCCTATCCAGCTTTGACTTTTACCTGTACCAGAACCACCTAATATCATTAATTGTTTACCTCTTGGTATTACAGGTACATATTCACCTAATCTTGGGAATGTATAGAATAAAGGAGCACCATTATATTTACCAGCTAATCTATCTTGTTTAGCCTGTTTATACCTATCTAACCTGTTGCTCATCTACATAATCAAAATATACATGTTCCTCACAATCTCTACACCATTGGTCTTCTTCCTCATCTCCATTAGAAACATCATCAAATATTACATCTGTATTAGCATCAGCCCATACTTTATGTTCTATATTTTTACCTTTACATTTACTACATACTAACATACTACCATATATTATCAGATTGTTCAGGAAGCTCTTTCAAAGGTTCCATTTCATTTTCTTCTCTTAATTCATTTAATTCTTCAAGAGTCATATAACTATTAATTGGATATATTTGTAATCCACAATTATAACAAGTTATAGATGTGTAATTAAAAGGTTTCCAATCAGTATAAGAATCTGCACTTGCTCCACAATTAGGACAATAACAACTTTCACTAAATCCACTCATATCATCTTATTTAAACTACTCTTAGTTTGTTTAACTTCAAACTCATCATTAAAATTCTTATCTCCTAAATAAGTTCTTGCTTTCTTAACAGGTTTACCATGAGCATATATAGGTAAATTATCATAATAAGCATCAATATTATTAATTGCTAATACCTTTTCTTTCTTAGTTAGTTTCTTCCAATACTTCTCAGCAGCATCTTTATCACTTTTCTTTAATCCTGTTACTTCATGATATTTATCCCAAAATTGTATAAATTGAGGTTCAGGATTAAGTTTATTTTGTAAGTCTATTAGCTTTTGTCTGGGTATTATTTCTTCATCTTCAGCAAGTTTAATAAATCCTTTATCTTGTAATTCTTTTTTATCTAAGCTAATAAATACAATCTTATTCATTAATTCTGTATCATTAGTTATAAGAGCATATAATAATATATAAGCTCCGGGACTTAATTCAAATTGTTTGAATTCTTCAATTGTAAATTCCATATCATTCTATTTGTAAAACTTTCTCAAATCTCTCACAACTTCCATA